CTTGACTATACAACAAAAGACCACGCAAAATCTAAATTGATAAATGTACTATCTACTTCTCCTGGAGAAAGACTTAACCAACCCCTATTTGGAGCTGGATTAAAAAACAGATTGTTTGAACAACAAACAGAGATTGCAGGAGAAGATTTAAGATCTTATGTAATTCCTCAAGTAGAACAATATGTTCCTGAAATAGAAATAAAAAATATATCTTTAAAAGATGGGGGAATTGCTGGTCATAAATTATTTGTTACTATTAATTATTCATTAGTGAATAACCATGAAGAAGACTCAGTAACTTTAAGTTTTACTAATAACCAAATTGAATCCGATTACTAATGGCATACTCAACTTCACAAACAAATAATACTGGAATTAAAACCATAAATTACTTAAATAAGGACTTTACTGATTTTAAAAGCGCACTTATCAATCTTGCAGAAATATATTATCCTGATACTGTTAATGATTTTTCAGAAGGTAGTCCAGGAACTATGTTTATTGAAATGGCTTCATATATAGGTGATGTATTATCATTCTACACAGATGCACAAGTTCAAGAAACCTTTTTACAATATGCTCAAGAAAGAGAAAATATTTATGCTTTAGCTTATAATTTAGGTTATTTTCCGGTAATTTCTAACCCTAGTGCAGTAGATTTAGAAGTATTTCAACAAATTCCCGCAAGTAGTGCCGGGGGACCTGATTATAGATTTGCCTTAAGAATAGGTAAAAATTCCGAATTTCTACCTAATAATAGTAGTGGGGTAACTTTTTTAACTCAAAATGAAGTTAATTTTGCATTTAGTTCGTCTTTTGATACTACTGAACAAACTGTATTTTCCAGAACAGGAACCCAACCAGATTATTTCCTTTTAAAGAAAAAAGTAAAAGCTATTAGTGCCCAAATAAAAACTCAAACATTTAATGTTGGTGCCCCTGAAAGATTTAAAACCTTATCCTTAGATGATGCAAATATTATAGGAATAGAATCAATAATAGATTCAGAAGGTAATCAATATACGGAAGTTCCTTATTTAGCTCAAGAAACTATATTTGAAGAAGTACCAAACATAGAAGCCAACGATCCTGAATTAAACCAATATAGCAACCAAGTTCCTTTTTTACTTAGAACTAAAAAAGTAAGTAAAAGATTTGTTACAAGATTTAGATCTGATAGAAAATTAGAAATCCAATTTGGAGCGGGAGCTACTAGTGGTGACGACACCACAATAATACCTAACCCCG